AACTTTACGGTGACACTGATTGTTGGTCGGGTGGCTGAACGGGACGCACAGCGCAAACTGGACGCTTATGCGGGTAACGGGGAGCGTTCGATTAAGACGGCGGTGCAGTCTGATCGCACTCTTGGTGGGGCGGCTTTTGATGTGCGCCTTTCCGAAATGAGCACGCTTGGTGCGCTAAACTTAGGTGAGCAAACATATCTCGCCGCCGACTTTTTAATTCAAGTTTACGCAGAATGATAATGGAGAAATAAAAATGGCCAAGTTCGTCTTGACTTCAGTTACCACGTCCATCAACGGGCAAGACTTTACCGACCACCTTGCCGCGGTCACAATTGACCTGTCCTCGGATGAGGTGGAGACAACTGCGTTTGGCGGTTCGGGTTTCCGCACCCGCGTTGGTGGTCTCAAGGATGGAAGCATTACGCTTTCTTTCCACAACGATTTCGGCACGTCGGGTTCCGAGGCCGTTGACTCAACTATCTGGTCACTGTTCAACACGGCCGCCACAGTGGTCGTTCGTCCTACCAGCGGAACGGTTAGCCCGAGTAACCCGTCTTACACGGGCGTGTTCCTGGTATCGCAGGTGAACCCGATTAGCGGATCGGTGGGTGACCTTGCCACGCGTGACGTGACGTGGCCGACTGCTGGCACTGCTGGTATCACGCGAGGCACTGCGTAACCATGAATCCAATTAACCTACTCATCAAGTTCGTGGATGGTTCAAGCCGTGAAGTGACGGCTATTGTCAGTGACCTCATGAAGTTTGAGGACAAGTTCGACAAGAGCGTTGCCGACTTCGCTAAGGGTGTGCGGTTGTCGTGGCTGGTGTTTATTGCGTGGACGGCTGAGACGCGCATGAAGGCTACGAGCCTCGAGTTTGACGCTTACGCCGACACGATTAGTGCCGTTGAGGTTCCTGAAGTAAAAAAATAGCGGGTCTCGGCGCATCGTCGGTTCACTGGAATCTTGCCGTGATCGCGTGCGAGACGGGCATTAGTCCTCGGGAGCTTGTGCAGTTGTCGCCGCGAATGTTGTGGACGATGGAACGCTATTTGATTGCTAAGCATAACCCTAAGCGGTAGGCGGTAAACTTGGCTTAGGGAGTCTGCTGATGATTGATTTTGATGTGCGTGCTGAGGGTGTGCGTGACATGGTTGCTCAGTTAAAGGCTATTGATCCGAAACTTGCTTCTCAGTTTCGTCGAGAGTTGAAGGGCACTGCACAAGATATGGCGAGTGTTATCAAGTCTCGTATTCAGGTCACTCCGCCGTTGTCGGGCATGGGTGGTTATACGCCTCGGGCTTTGTTGTGGCAAGGTGCTGTGACGAAGGTTTCTATTTCGTTGGCGGGTTCTCGTCGGCGTGATGTTACCCCGTTGTTGTCTATCAAGGTTGATAGCCCTAAGGGTGCACCTGGTTATATGGCGGCTGAGTCTGCTGGCCGTCGGGGCGGTGAGGGTAACACTCCGCAGGGCACGCATTTCATTGCGGCGATGACGGATAAGTTTGGCCCGCTAAAGGGTAAGGGCGGTAACCGTATTGCGTGGAAGTATTTTAACGCCCAGTATCCGTTGCTGAGGCGTGCGGCCCTTGCGATCATTGACAAGTTTGAGCGCAAGATAACGAATGAGATGAGTCGCTAATGCCTATCAGTCTTAATATTCTGTCGAAGTTTGATGCTAAGGGTATCGCTCAGGCGCAAACCGGTTTGGACAAGCTTGGTAAGGCGGCGGGCGGGTTTGCGGCTGCTGGTGTGACGGCTTTCGCGGCTGCCGCTGCTGGTGCGGCTGCGTTTGGTTATCAGGCTTTGAGGGCTGCCGCTGAGAGCGAATCTGTGTCTAAGTCTTTGCAACAGATTGCGAAGAACTCGGGTGTGTTTGGTGATACTGCTGATGCGGTTGCTAAGTCCACTGGCGAGATCATGAAGTACACGCAAAGCCTGTCAAACCTGACGGGCATTGACGATGAGATTCTAAACGCGATTGTTCGTGGCTGGTTGGCTGTTCCTGAACTGGCCGGTAAGGGTGTCGATGGCCTGAAAGACCTGGTTAAGGTTGTCGCTGATGTGGCTGCCGGTACGGGTAAAGATATTCAAGCCATTGGCATGATTTTCACGAAGGTTGCGGGTGATGAGGAGACGGCGATGAGCAAGCTTGCTCGCGCCGGTATTGTGCTTTCTAATGCTCAGAAGCAGATTTATGAGGAGACTCTCGCGACGAGTGGTGAGATTGCCGCGCAAGACAAACTGATTGAAATACTCGGCACGACTTATGCGGGTGCTGCTGAGGCTGCCGCTGATCCGTTTGCGGTGTTGACTCAGAATATTCAGAATCTGCAGGAAGAACTCGGCGCGTATCTTTTGCCTTACTTCAAAGATTTTGTGGAGCGTGTCCAAAAGTTCATTGCTGAAAATGGCGATGATTTGAAGGTTGCGTTTGAGAACGTTGGTGTTGCTCTTGGTGGAGTTGTTGACGGTCTAGGTGATTTCCTTGCCTGGTATACGGAGAACCCGGACATTTTTAGTGGCATTGTGGCTGGGTTTGCTGCTATTACCGTGGCGGCCACGTTGTTCTCGATTGCGTTGAGTGCTAACCCTGTGGGCGTTATCATGTTTGCGCTTGTTGCGTTGGGTGGGGCGATTGCTGCCCTCGCGTATTACTGGGATGACGTCACGGCAAAGATGAGTAAAGATTGGACTGATTTTAGTTTCACCATTTTGCTGGGTGCAGAGAAAACCGCAAACGCTGTGATCGGTTTCATCAATGCCCTAAATGCGCCTCTAAACGGTTTGATTGATTTGCTAAACGGTTTGTTTGGTTTGGATATTCAAAAACTTGGATTGGCCGAGGTCAACTGGTATGCGGATGCAGCGGTAAGGGAATTGCAGAATCAGGGCATCCGTTACGGCTATACAGGTGGCGCTAGTTCTAGTAATCCCGGCGGGTTTGGTAATCCCGCGTTTGGCATGATGCCACGTTTTGCCACGGGTGGAATCGTGACAGGGCCTACGGTTGGTTTGATTGGTGAGGCTGGCCCGGAAGCGATTATCCCCCTTGACCGCTTAGGAAATATGCCTGGTGTTGGTGGCAACCAATACACAATAAACGTCTCAGCCATGAACGCTGATGCTCGCGTTGGCGAACTCGTTGTGTCAGCAATCAAACGTTACGAACGGTCTAACGGCCCCGTCTTTGTGAGCGCGTAATGATTAACCTCCGTTTTGAAGTGGACTTGGAAAGCAACGCCGGTTTCACTCTTGACACTGATGATCTTGACGGTTTGGTTGGGTTGGGTTTTCTGCAGGTTCCGGTGACTAATGAGGTGCGGTCTGTTTCGTGGAGGCGTGGCCGTAACTCTCAACTGGATGGGTTCAGCGCGGGCACGTGTACGGTTGTTTTTGATAACCGTAATCGGCAACTTGACCCGAGTTATCCGGGGTCGCTTTTCTATGATCAGTTGTATCCTGGTCGTGCGATTACGGTTAGGGCGTTGCAGGATTTTGACGATTTTCCTGATCCTGAGGCTTTCGCTACGAGTGTGTTTTCTGGTTACACGGAGTCGTGGTCGTATGATTACACGATTGACGGAGACGCGACGGCGACGGTTGTTATTACTGATGCGTTTTCTCGGTTGGCTAAGATTCCCATTGTTTCGTTTGCGGTTCCTAAGGAAACGTCTGGTGCTCGGGTGGCGCGGATTCTTTCTTACGCAAAGTTCCCGTCAGCGTTGGTTGTTGCGCAGACGGGTTATTCGGAGTTGGCTGCGGAGACGATTACGGACACTGACGTTTTGTCCTATTTGCAGTTAGTGGCACAGTCTGAGTTCGGCACAATGTTTATTGACGGTTGGGGCATTTTCCGTTTTATTCAACGTAACTCGACGGCAGGTTTGGCGAGCGTGTTTTTGTCAACAGATGACGACAACCGGTTTATTGCTGACATCAATTTTGATTATTCGTTTGACCGTGTGTTTAATGACATTACTTTGGTGGCGGATGCGTATACGGTTCGCGGTGTGGATGTGCCGTCGGTGGCCAAGTATGGTTCTTTGGCGAAGACGTATAACACGTTGATGGATTCGTCGTTTGCTGCTCAGTCTGTTGCTGATGGTGTGGCCACTTTGGGTGTCCCGGCGATGTTGCCTAAGTCGGTTGAGATAAACATTTCTGATCGTATTTATTCGCGTGAGGTTGAGCGGCGTGCTGTGCAGTTGTTTGCTGAGCTGGACGTTGGTTGTGATGCGTGGGTTGAGTTCGACCCTGATGAGGTTTCTATTTTTGGGCCGTCTGAGTTTCCGGGTTTGATGATTTCGGCGCAGTCTGTTTCTGCCACGCCGGCGGGTATCACCTTTACTGTAGAATTGGAGAAGCAGTTGGGTTATTTGGCGTTTACGCTTGACACTGGTTTTGGTGTGCTTGACACAAATTATTTGGGAGTTTGATTATGGCTGGTTTGGGTTATAAGACTTTTGCGGCTGGGGAGATTCTTACCGCGGCTAATTTGCAGGGGTATGCAACGGATCAGTCGGTGATGGTGTTTGCTTCGTCGGCTGCTCGTTCGGCGGCTTTGGCTGCGCCTTCTCAAGGCATGGTTTCTTTTCTAAGTGATTCGGGCACGACCTGGCAGTATTACGAACTGTATAACGCGTCCACAAATCCCGGTGGTGCGAAAACTGCCGGCTGGTATCCTACGGGTTCTCAAGCGGTGTTTTATGGCACTGCAACTCGTAGCACAGCCTCGGGCACAACTTATTCTGTTGGTGCTTCCGGGTTTACTTATAGCGAGTTGTGGGATCAACTGGCGTGGCGTGACCCTTCTACAAACCCTGACCGCATCATCCCTAAGTCTGAGGGCTTATACCGGGCAACGGTGAGCGCACAGTTTGCGGCTAACGCTACGGGTGCGCGAAATGGCAACATTACTCGTAACGGTGCTGACCTGACGGCTTTCTACGGGACTGGGGCCACTGTGCGTAATTTCAGCGCGACCGGACTGGCGTACTGCAACGGGAGTACGGACTACTTCACTGTGGGTGGAATTCTGCAAGACAGCACCGTGTCTTTGACTGTAAACGTGCAGGTTCTTGTCGAGTACATTCGGCCTTCTATTGTTTAGTGGGTAAGAAAATGACGGAAGCAACCATTGGTGATGTTCTTATCGCTTTGGCGAGACTCGAGCAAAAAAGTGATGCGATGATGGAAAAACTTGACCGTCTTGAGCGGGCTACCGATAATCACGTTAAGAAGATTGCTGACCTTGAGACGAAGATTGCGCTGTTGGAGCAACGGCAGGGGCCGAAGATTCATTGGGTGACGTGGGCGGTTGGTGTCGTGGCGTTAGTTGCTTTTGCGTTGGAGATTATCGGCCGCGTTATTGTCACCGGCTGATGGGTGACGCGTGGGGCGGTTACAGTAACGGGGAAATTCCTTACACCGCGATGAGGCAGGTTAGCGGTGAGTGGTTTGAACCGGATATGGCTGACCGCATGGACTGGTTATTGGCGACGTGTGAAGCGCAGGGTGTCACTGTGCGCGTGAATGAGGGTTATCGCCCGTTGGGTGTTCCTGCTGATCGCTATGTCACACAAGAATGGAACACAAGCACTGCGGGTGCACCGTTGTATCACGGGTCAAATCAGTGGTTTCAGAAGGGGCGTGAGGATCGTGGCGAGACACCCGACGCCGGGACGCCGGGGTTCTCAAGTCATGGTTGGGGTATCGCTGCAGATATTGAACCGGGAAGAAATAACAGCATCGTTTTGACTGCGTGCACTCAGGTTGGTCTCATTTTCAATGTTGCTAGTGAGTCTTGGCACATGGTTGCGCGGGGAACGCCTACAGTTGATTACAAGCCTAAGAATTACTCGAAGAAACGGAAACACAGCATGGTTTGGGTTGGTTGTAACGCTACTGGTGGCCGTTACATTGTTGCGCCTGGTTATATTCGTCAAACGAACTGGTTTGATGCCGGTGAGGTTGTGGTGCAGTCTGCTTTGGGGAATATTGTGGTTGTGCAGACTGAGGCACAGTTGATCAACTTTCTTGCGTTGATGGATGTTTCTGCCGCGGTGTTGAAGGCGTTGCCGTCGTTGCCGAACCGTACTTGGTCACGCGAGTTGGAGATTCTGGACAAGATTGCGAAGATTCCGGCGTCTGGTGGGGCGACTGCGGACGAAATCGCTACGGCTGTTGATAAGAAGCTTGCGCCGAGTTTCTCGGTTATCCCGAAAACGGTTAATGATGACGTTGCGAAACGTATGAGCAGTTAGGACAGTGATGAACATTTCAGATATTGACTCGGGGAAGATTCCGGATGTGCCCGCTGTGCCGGTGGATCAGATTGTGCCGATTGAGCGTGTGAGCGTTTCTGCGCCCACGGATTCGCTGGGGGTTATCATCCCTTCAGTGAAGGGCCGTAAGGTCGCGTATGCGGTGTATGCGGGCGTTTCGCTGGTGGTCACGAATGTGGCTGTTGCGTTTTCTGCGATTGGTGCAAACAATCCTGCTTGGTTGACGATTGCTCTGGCGGTGGTTGGTAATCTTGCCGCGCCGTTTGGTGCGATTGCGATTGCGAACGCGTCTAACAAGAAATAGGTTTCTTGTCCGGTTGCCCGTTGTGGGCGTTATTTGTTGATTCTAAGGTGGTGTGATTATGAATGAGTTTGAAGTTGTCGGTGGGGCTGTGTGCCCGATTGACCCCGCGGAAGCCACCCAGTGTGAATCCTGCCAGTAGGGACTAAAACACAAGGCGTCTCACCGAATTGGTGGGGCGTTTTGTTGTATGATTTGAGTGCGCTGGGTCTTCCTTTCCCCCTGATGCGCTGCCCCGAGTAGTCTGCCTCTTCTACTCGGGGCCTCTTCTTTTTTGTTGCGGTTGTCGCTGGTGGCGTGTAGTCTCCGATTGTCACGAAAGGAGAACACATTATGTGGTGGCAAAGGTTCAAAAATAGTTTCAACGATAGAGGCCATTTGCGGGATTACATTCTGGCGTTGGTTGCTGGTGTGTTGGCGGCTTTGTGTTTGGGTGCGTTGTTTTTGGCTGTGTTGCTGTGATTGATGTTGACCGGTTTTTGGTGCGGTCTTCGGATCGTCAGGCTTGGTTGTGGCATCGGTCACAAGGGGTGACGGCAACAATGGTTGCTCGGGCGTTTACGCTGGCTGGGTTTGCTGAGGTTGTGGCGCAAATGGAGAACCCTGAGGACGTCACGCCTAACGCTTACATGGAGTGGGGTAATCTCCGCGAACCGTATATTGCTGAGGTGGTGAAGGAACGCTACGGTGTGATGCCTAACGATTGGGTTATCAGCAAGGGCGGGAAGTTGTCGCCTGACCGTTGGATGATGGCCACACCTGACGGGCTGTCGCTTGATCACAAAGTCATCGGTGAGTACAAAACAACCGGCAAACCGTTGGACAAAATCAGTGCGTTGTATATGCGGCAGGTTCAATGGCAGTTGTATGTGACTGACGCCGAGTCGTGCGTGTTTGCGTATGAGTTGCGCCTTGATGCGCCTGGTGGGTTTGCGCCGGGGTTTGATGTTGAGTGTCAGGTTGTTGAGCGTGATGAGAAGCTCATTAGAGAGTTGGTTGCTGTGGCTGAGAAGGTGCAACAAATCAACGTGTATAAATCATGGGATGAAAGAGAGGAAATAGAGAATGGTTAAGCACAGTTCGCTGATTGAGGCGTTGCTGGAGGTTCAGAAAGGGTTGCCTAAGATTGTGAAGGGCAACAAGGTAAACGCGGGTTCGATGAAATACGCTTACGCCGATTTGACTGATGTGACTGAGGCGTTGATGCCGGTGCTCAGTTCTCACGGGCTGGTGTTCATGGCTATGCCTACGGTGACCGAGTTGGGTCATGTGTTGCACTACCGGTTGGCTCACGAGTCGGGCGAGTGCGTGGAGGGTTTCTACCCGTTGCCGGTGAATGTTAGATCACAGGAACTCGGGTCGGCTATCACTTATGCGCGGCGTTATGCGTTGTGCGCGGTCACTGGTGTTGCACCCGTGGGCGATGATGACGATGGGGCGAAGGCTCAAAAGCCTAACGCGGTGACGGTTGCACCTACGCCGGCTGAGATGCCTAAGGGCTTTCAGGAGTTGGTGACTGGGGCAATGACGATGGATGAGTTGAAGGCTCGTTGGGATGAGGCTGTGGCTGGTGGTTTCCACGAGCAGGTCAAACAGTTGGTTGACAACCGGAAGAAGGCTCTCAGTGTCTAGGCCGTTGTTCCTCTATTCGGAGTGCTTTGGTTGTGGTGCTCGGTATGAGAAGATGACGGATTTTTGTGCGCGCTGCCAAACGGGGCAGTGGTTGGCGGATGAATGGCTGGAAGGGGATTACTCGTGACACCGGATGAAATTCGCGCGATTATTCTCGGGCTGACGCGCGAACAGGCTCGTGGCCCGCAAGCACATGAGGAGGCGGAGTTGTTGGCTGAACGCGCTGAGGGCGATTATGAGGCCGCGTATGATCAAGCGTTTTTGAACGCTGAGGGCAACATTGAGGAGCGGAAGGCGCAAGCGCGTTTGGTCACGCATGAACTACGGGACGCGGCGTCGGTTGCTCGGGCGGCGCATGGTCGTGTGAAGTTGAAGGTGAAGCAACTGGATTCGTCTTTGATGGCGCATATGGCGGTTCTCAAGTCGGTTATGGCTGAGGGCGCGTGAGTACGCATTGGATGGATGATGCTCGTTGTGTCGAGGTTGATCCTGAATTGTTTTTTCCAGAGTTGGACAGTCTTTGGCGTGTTGCACAGGCAAAAAAGATTTGTGCAGGATGTCCCGTGAAAACGGAATGTCTTGAGTATGCTCTAGTCAATAAGTTCAAGGAAGGCATTTACGGTGGCACGTCACCTACTGAGCGTCACCGTTTGATGATGGGAAAGAGGAAACCATGACTAATTGGAAACTGGCAGGAAAGTTCATCGGGCTTGTGCTCGAAGTGGCGTTTATCGGCGCACTCATTTGGGGCGGCGTGATGCTTGCCTGGTGGGTTGCCGGATGACGTACGAGTTTACGGGCTGGAATTATGAGCCTATGGTTCGGCAAGGCCCGGTGAACGCGGTGTTGTTTACTGTTGAGGGTGAGCCGATGGTGAAGGCTCGGCCGCGCATGACGAAGACGGGTCACACTTATACGCCTAAGGCGACTGTTGACGCTGAGAGGCGTGTTAGGGAGGCGTTTGAGGCTACTGGTCACGACGGGTTCACTGGCGCGGTGGGCGTCGAACTGGCGTTCTTTCAAGGCACTCGGGCACGCAAGGACGTGGACAACCTTGTGAAGTTGGTGCTGGATTCGCTTAACGGTGTCGCCTATGAGGACGACGTGCACGTGAACGTTGTTTTGGCGCGGCGCGTGTATGTGACTAAGGATCGGGCGCGGTCTGTGATTCGTATTTTTGAGGCTAATGAGGGGTTTGATGATGTTTGAGCGTATGGGTGTTTATGAGTTGACGGCGATGCGCACAACGTTGTTGCGGGGTGTTGTGTCCACGCGGTATTCGACGGTTGAGGAACGTGAGTTGTGGCAAGCGCAAGCTGACGCGATAACGGCCGAGTTGACGCGGCGGAATGAGTCAGCATGAGTGTTGGTAAACGGTCTAAATCGCAGGTGGATAAAGTCCGGTGGCGTGTTTATGATCGTGACGGCGGGTGTGTTGTTGCGGGGTCTGCTTGGGCGTTGTTGTGGCCGTGTGGTGGCGCGTGGACGATACAACATCGGGTGTCGCGGGGTATGGGCGGGTCTGCCCAGTTTGATACGCCTGAACATCTTGTGACGATGTGCGCAGTGCATAACCAAATGGATGCGGGTTCGATGGAGTTTCGGGCGGCGTGTATCCGGCAAGGGTGGTCTATTCCGCGTTGGGTGATGCGTAACTATGCGCCTGGTAGTGTGCCGGTTTGGTATCAAGACGGGTGGCATTGGCTGGAAGGTGACAGGCGTGTTCCGTGTACGCTGCGGGATGCGGAGAAACGAATTGGTGAAATATATCGTGGCATGGAGAGTACGCACGAAGTAAGATGACCGAAAGGAAGGAAGAGGCTATGAATCAGAAGAGGATGATTGCGCTTGAGTTTCTGGGCGTGTGTTCACGTAAGTTGCGGGATGCTGAGTCGTTTGAGCAGCGGGTGATTGAGTCGAAGATGAGGCTCTATTATTTGAAGTTGGCTGAGAAGTATGGGTGTCGGGAGTCTGAGATGCGTTTGGCTCTTGGTGTTAGTGAGTATCATTTGGCGGAGTTGTTGGTGATGGCTCGTGAGCTTACAGAAGCCTGATTTCAGCGAGTACCGGCGTGACACGGTTGTGTTGTATTTACAGGCCGCCGGTCTCATTGAGCGCATGAACGTAGAGGCGTTGACGTTGCTTGTGGTCGGGATGTTGTTGGCTGACGACACCGGGTCATTTAGTGAGGAGTCGTTGTTGGTGGCGATGAGTGATCCGAGCACGTTGCAGGTTGCGCGCACGTTGATTGCGAAAGCACGCGATGAGTAAGTTGCGGGTATTTGAAGAGGCGTTATTTGACACGACATCAAACGTGTTTCTTGACAAAATTGACCCGGCACTAATTTACGTCCAGCAAGTTCCAA